TCTCCATCTGCGCCGTAGCGCATCTACGATCCTGCTTAACAGGAAGGCAGGCAAATCTCCAAGGATTTGAACATGCAAAACCGATACACCCCTATTCTTCAACAAACTGTGCGTACGAATCTTCGTACAGGCGTCATTGAGTCCTCAGGCGATGATGTTGCTAAGCTCGGAATCCTAACCGTGCTTGCTGATGTCACAAATGGAGACAAGAAGCGCCCAAATTCCCACAATTACTTGAAGGAGACGTTCGTGTATCCACAAGGCAGCGCACGTACTTTCACTGACGAGTCACTTGGTGGAACAAACTACCAGGTTGACGGCGTCGTGAGTGCTGTATTCCCCATCCAGTTCATGGGTGAGGACGCTAGTCGTTACACTATCGTGTACGACAAGGCGATCTCGAAGTTCTATGAAAAGCTTAGAGATGCTAACTTGAATCTTGCCATAACCTTGGCGGAGGCAAAGGCGTCCGGAAGGACGCTCGCGCAACCGGTTAATGGCATCTTGAGCTTGGCTCGTTCCGCACGCCGAAAGGCGCTAGGACGTCTCATGGCCGACCCCAAAAGGGAATGGTCCAAGGAGATGGGAAACGCTTGGCTTTCCTACCAATACGGTTGGAGGCCGATGCTAAACGATATCTACGAGATTCACAAGTTCCAGAGGAATCGGTGTAAGAACATCCCTTTACGGGTGCGTTCTGCCGATGTAGTCTATCCCTCGGTTGGTCAGGTGTGGTTTTCTCCCTCTCGGGAGCACATCCATCAATCTACTCGGGCCCAGATTACATGTTTACTCTTTGTAGACAATCCAGATTTGTTTAACATTACCAGAATGACGAGCCTGAACCCATTGGCAATTGCCTGGGAACTCGTTCCGTATAGCTTCGTTGTTGATTGGTTTGTCAACATCGGCAGCTACATGGCGAACCTCGAAGCTGCGCTATTGAACGGACTCTCGTGGAGACACGGGGCCGTTACCTATACGCAGCGGACTCAGCATGCTATCGTTGGGTACTCCGGGATAACGAATTTCTTCGATCCTCCCTGGACATCCACGACTGGCTTCTGGTCTCGCGGCGTTACGGTTAGAAAGAATCGTGAGCCTCTCGGCTCTTTCCCTCTACCGCAACTTCCCGGTTTCAAGGTAAACTTAGGGGCACAACGTCTTGCCTCGGCGGCTGCGCTGCTCAGGCAACTTTTCAAATCACCCTTGCGTTAATTCGCATCCGAAAGGAACGTTATGGCACAACGTGCATCGTTTAACCTCAACGATGGTACCCTCCCCACAGCAGTAGCTCGCACATTCGACCCGGTCTTAAATGCCGAGGCTCCGAACGTGATCGAGTGGGTCTGCCGGGCTCCATCAGACGCGATCGGTTTTTACCGCATCAAGCTGAAATGGACGCCAGGCAAAGCGGCCCCGGCCTCACCGGCTGGGACGAACCCACGGGTGCTGCATAAGCTCGAGGTTTGGGTCGTTCGACCGCTCCTCGACATTACAGCACCTGCTTCAGGGACAGGCGTCCAGCCTGTTGTCTCTAAAAACGGAGACGTGCAGTCGAAGCACATTTTCTACCTGCCTGAGCATGCTGTGAAGCAAGCTCTGCGCGACGGAGTAGCCTTTGCCCGAGGATTTCTCGGCCTACAGCTAGTCTTCGACTCGGTAGTCGACTTCAACCCACCCTACTAGTCAGTAGCGTCTATGAAACCGCATCCTCTACGAGAGCGGCTCTTGAGAATTGCTCACGCATTCTACAAGGATCTAGATTCTCCTGTCTCACTGGGCTGCTGGCTACGCCTGAAATATGGCGAAGACCTGCAACTCGCTGAGATGTCGATTAAACCCGACAACTACTTGACATGTGCTCGCTTCGAGACGGACTACGCAGCTGTAAATTGGTTGCGCAAGTCTGTCGATCTCGAAACAGGTATTAACCTCAAAGAGGTAGCGACTCGGAAATTTATCACTTCCGAACAAGAGTGCTTCCGGACAAACGAGCGGTTTCGCTCCTACGACCCGAACTGTGACGACCCCTATGGGCGGACTGCTGTGATTTCCAAAGCAGCCCGGAAAATTCGTCGCTTGATCGGGGCGGAAGTCCCGGATTCACTCTTCAACATGTGTGCATGGGGCCCAGGGGCTACGGCTTCCCTTAAAGGGAGCCTGACGCCCGAGGATAAAATAACAGAGGCACGAGTAAGCGTAACCCCCGATTGTCAGCTCCTAGCTTCCCACGTTCTTGGACAGGATTTATTCTGGACGAGAGCGAGAGGCATTGATGCTGACGCGGCTTGCTGTTGGCTCCCTACGGAGTTCCAGCAAGTGTCAGGTTCGCGATATCTTACCGTCCCTAAGGACGCAAGATCTGATAGGTCCATTTGTGCGGAACCTACCGCGAACATCTTTCTTCAAAAAGCCGTTGGCTCCTTTTTCAGGAGTCGGCTTAAGAAGGTCGGTGTTGACTTAGACGATCAGACGTTAAATCAGAAACTCGCTGCCCAGGCCTATGTAAAGAACCTGGCTACGATAGATCTGAGCTCCGCTAGCGACTCTGTCGCAATCGAAGTCGTCCGTGCGTTACTACCTCTCGAGTGGCTAAACCTACTCGAGATACTGCGTTGCCCCTCAGTACTTATTGAGGGCCGTACCTTGCGTCTGCAGAAGTTCTCTTCCATGGGGAACGGTTTCACCTTCGAGCTGGAGAGCCTGATTTTTTGGGCCCTTTTAGCTTCGTGTGGTGAGCCGAATCCTGGAGTGTATGGCGACGACTTAATCGTACGTCAAGCTTCCGCGGAACGGTGCATTTCTGTTCTATCCGAGTTCGGGTTCCGCACGAACCTCGAAAAGACCTTCATAAAAGGATCTTTCTTCGAATCATGTGGTCACCACTTTTTTCGTGGTGTTTTAGTAACCCCTCCCTATCAAAAGGAGAGTCTCTATGGACAGAAAGGTAGCTTTGAAAGAGCTATTACGCTCGCCCACAATCGCCTTTACAGGTGGTGGGATGCTGGGCTTTTTCACACCAGAGGTCTTGGACTTGATCATGCGGATAATCTCCGCGTTGTCAGGACTCTACGCCAACTGAGTGAGAAGCCTTGTTTTCAACCAGCAGAGTCAGTTGCAGACACTGGGTTCATCACCCACAATTTGTCTGAATTGACGGTCGTAAGACGCACACGCTACAAGCTGACTTTCCGCGGTTGGCGGTTCTTCCCGAAAGGGAGAATCCCGCCAGACCCGGTTGGTTATGCTTATAGCTTGCGGTTCGGGGGTAGCTCCCGCTCCTTGCGGAGCTCAGAGCTGGTGGACGATCCGTTCACCTTCTATCCCCGTCAACAGGGCACCTGGCGTATCGCCTGGTGTTCCGTCTTTAGGTCTTAAGACTTTTTCGGCTGATTAGCCGGTGGAGAGGGCCTCTGGCCCATGGTATTACTG